CCAGCGCACAGCCCAGAGGATGATGTCACGCTGAAAATGGCGGCCTTTGAATGGGTTCATGTGCTGCTCCGTCAGCAGAAGGTGACGATGAGTTTATCATCTCCAGATTTTTGCAACAGTGCCGTATAAAATGAGACTCATGGCATGCAAAGCATCGGAACGGCGAAGCTGTGACGCTCGCCCCATCGGGGCGCTACGTTCATCAGATCAGGAACATAGTGGCAATATTAGAATAAAAAAACATATTATCCAATAATCATGACGCGACGGATCCCTATTTGTACCAAGCCGGCCGCTGTAGAAGTGATCCATATGGTATGGTCAGTTGAGAATTTGTATAATCCATGCTAAATGGAGATGTCGCTATGCCTCCAGAAAGGGGGGCCATTTTCACCAGAGTTCTTGGTGAACTTCTCATTTTCTCCTGCCATATGCTAATCCAATTTTCTGTTGAAAAAATAAGAGGACCATTAAAACCATATCGTTCAAACTGACCTGCTGTTAAATCGACTGTCATATTTATCCCATCAATACTTGCCACAACAACATAATGATTGGCAGGCATGGTATCAGGACCACCATTTGGCCAGATACCCAATTCCATTATGTGTACATTTTCATAAGCGTTTTGCCTCAGTGCCTTCGCCACTGCAACCGCAGCGTTGGCGCAGTTTTCGCGCGGACTTGTTAAATAAGTTTGATATTGCTGCCCTAAGTTCGTTCTTAAAATCTCTTGTGTTCTCGAACTCAGCGCATCCTCTCTCTCCAGAGTCTTGAAAGTGCGTGGTTCAATAATAGTTTCGATTGTCCGTGCGGGATGCATTATACGAGCGTAGTTTTCCCGTACTTCACTGGCGGGGGTAAATGTGAAAACCGCCTGAGAACCATCCGGTTCAACCTTTTCAAAGTATTCATTAAACCTAGTAATAATCATTTCATCCATCTGGTGCTTATAATGACTCTTTGAGACATGATTTCCGATATTATTGAATTTCTGCATTGGTTCATGACCATTTAGAGCAAGCAGGAAATCAGCGCCATTAGCTTGGTACATATATGTACCTTGATCGGTGACATGAACATATGCCACATGATCATAAACCACAGTGCCGTCCTTGCGTCTTTCTCCTACATGCAAAAAACCAGGCTCAGTAATCCCGGCAGATGAAAAACTTCTTAATGGTATTTTATTCTGCAAACCAAAAGCCTGTCGATAATGTTCAGAGCCCATCACCTCCCCTTTACTGTCCTTCTTTGCAATTTTATTTAATAACCAGTCAGTTTGTTTTGGCGTAATAACTTCAGCTTGTCCGGCATTTCTGATTGCAGTGCCATAGCAAATGTTACTGTAAGAGCCTGGCCCTTCCTTAACACTTGCTTTGTCAATTTTTTTATCCAAATCTTTAACACTTAATTCCCCTGCAGGAGCCTCTTGCCAACGAATCTTGTGGAAAGGATTGCCTCTCGTCCAAGTATCGCCACCATCTTTGGATATTTCAAAGATACCATTTCGAACCCTGCCATTAAAATGCGTTCCAAATAAAACAAATCTTTTTACCTGTCCTTCAGGAATGGTTTTTTGGATATTTTGTGATTTTTTTCTTGGTAAATCTCTGTTTTCTTCCGTAAAAAAAACACTATTATCCGTAGAAAAACCTGAGCCACTACTATTCCCTGCCAGGGGTTTCTGATCTCCGTTTATAATTTCATCGATAGTTTTTCCTTTTATTTTAATTTCTAAAATTTGTGAATAATCTAAATGATAGAAGTTGGTTGAATCTTCTGGTTTATTATAGGCTTCGACATTCTTCTTAAAGAATTCAATCATAACCTTATACTTATCGAAATAAGCCAATCCATAGTTAGGGTCATAAAAGACATATTTCACCTTGCCCTCACTATTCACTTTCGATATCAACATAGTATGCTCAGGAATATCAACCCTTACCGAAGTATTTACCGCAGGGAACAGTTTTGATTCTGCGTCAATAAGCATTCTCATCTTAATATTAGGGGTTGCTGTTCCGCTAAATCTAGATGCATTACCATTAGCATGTAACTCAAGAAGCGACTTATATAAAGAATTATCAGCAACATTTGGTGAGGGATAAATACCCATCAGTTTATTTGCTAATTTTTCATCTTGTCCAATTTGTAAGGCCCTTCCCATTAAAACGGATTCTGGCAGACATTCACCCGCCCGTCCTTTTAAGAAAATATTTTGCGGTACAAGGACAACTTTTTTTGCTTTGCTCGCTGACACTTTCCAAGTGTCAGCAGCTTTCGCTGTTTCATAAAGATTTATATTCGCAATGGATTCATTTATTTTCCCAGCTAGAACACCTCTGGTTGTCGCATTCGTGCTGTCGTTATTAAATAAATCAAGCTTTTCATTCAGGGATAGTTTATTATATTGATCATACTGAGTCGAATTACTCATTTCCTTCCCTGCCCTGTAATCTTGTTGAAGCTTTACGATTCTTTCTGTACTATCCAATTTCGGGGTATAGGTCTTAGCGATTCTCATCATTTCATTGAGTTTATCTTGGCTATATTTTACGCTTTCAAATGTATGCTCCCCAATAACTATTCCATTTCTTTTCATGCCTGGAAGATATCGCTTCCCACCGGCGTTCTGCAATCTGTAGGCCAGTAAATGAATTTTACTACCCTTATTCCAAGTAGCTCCGTTATTAGTTGATATTTCAATTTCTCCATTGTTTATTCTACCTAGCATGTATTTCTGACCAATTTTGAAAGTCCGCTCTAACATTGTTGAACTCAATGAGTATTCAGGGGCATTATTATATACGGCTTCAAGTGCGTCCAGCGACGCACTGTCTTCCATTTTTTTTCCGATTTTTAACTGCGAACTCATATTTTTTGCTATGTCATATGAGCTTTTAACACTTATACCACTTGCCAGCAACGCTTGGTAGATGGCAAGTGGCTCACCCGTGTCTACGGCGGTCTTGATGCTTTTCCCTACAATGGCCAAATCGATGGTTTTATTCCCAATCATTATGAGGTATCTAACACTCGTTCCGCCAATCTTGCTAAACTTTCCTAATCTAGTTGCGATTTTACCTCCAGGAATGCAACCAATAACCAAACTTGCTACCATCAGTGGGTCGGGATCCTTGCCTTCGGACACGTCAGCGAAAATATCAGCTGCGGATTGGACCATATTAAAGAAAAATCCTGCACCGGATAATGAAGCGACTGTTCCCGCACTGACATCAATCCATGCTCCAATGTATTTAGCTCGTTGAAAATTTCGTTCTGTTTGTTGTATACTTTGCCCTTCGGCATCGCTAACAATCAGCTGCACTTGTCCGGCAAGAGTCGAAAATGGTTGTGAAAATGACCGGAGATATTCCGCTGGAGTTAAATTATCCCATGTAAATTCAAGTTTATATCTGGCCGGAATCACACTCTCATCTGGTTCAGGCATTTGAGAACCTGCAATGGCTCTCTGAATTAAATTTTTATTTTCAATTTTGTATGTTCGATGATTGTAGTCCTCCTCTTTTTTTTCTGAAAGTTTTTTTGAAAGTGATGAAATATCAATACCATCAGGTTCATTAAAATTAAAATAATCTTCAAAATTCCACTTGCCGCTTTTTATCTTTCCAAATGCCATCTTCCCATTAGTTAAATCCTTTTCTTTTGCCCCATGAAAATAAAATTTATATTCATTAGCATTGTAGGGCAGGTCATATTTAATCTCATCATCGAGATCACTTCCTTTTGTAATATATTTATATGGTTTTGCTGCATTTAACCTAACGATGATGCCAGATTTTGAACCCGGGCTATCCGGTATGAAAAAGGCGTCATTCAATTTATATCTAAATATATCAACTGGAACAGGGATTGGTGCACCTATTCTGGCAAGATAGGCATTATCGCGTGCTTTCTGGGGTAAACTCTCATCATTTTCGATTTGTCTCAAAAGATACCTTATGCCGTAAAAATAAGTGCTTTTTTTAACGTTATCGGGAAGCTCACTGTATGAGCGGTAATCAACTAACCTGTCAAAATCAGAACGTATTATGTTTGTTTTATTCTCAGTCACGGCTCTCTTTCTTATGTGACTTTTCCGGTTTCTGTCAGGTTCGTTCTCGCCTTCAATTTCGTCAGGGTGAACAGCACTGTCGGGTTTAAGGTATCCTGTAAGGGATTCGGCTTCACAGTTTTGGTTTTCCCCTTCCGTTGCTGTCGGACGACTTACTTCGGTCCGGGATTGTTGATCCCCCCATTTAACTTCTTCCGCTTTAAGTGCATTTTTTTCAATATCGCCCCCAGTCTTTGCATTATCCTGCTCTGATGACTCAACCAAGCTATAGCCTTCATCGTTGGGGTTGTGTTTTACTCTTTTATGCGTCTTATATCTGTCAGAGCTACCAGCATTACGGGCAATATCCATATCATTTCCGTTCTTGTTCCATTCTCTTTCTACAACATCTAGCCCCTTACTGGTGTAATTTTCCCGGCGATAATCATTTTCATCCAGCCAATCACCCATTGACGGCACTATTTTATCATGATCACCCTCATTTCTCAGGATATGCAGTAGTTCATGGTACAACACGATATCCGGAGTCACATGAAGCCAGGCCTCCGAGTTATCCGCTTCGCTTTTACCATAAAACGTATTGCACGGATCAAAATAGACAGCATTGCCTTCAGCCCGGGCGTTGTAATAACGCTGTCCGCCCCGATCTGTCCTGAATAAATCCTCTTCGCGCGGCTGCAGTATGTCCACGACACGGTTTTTCAATCCCCGGATAAGAGCGCGCCCTGAAGGCGTTTTTTGTATATCGACAAGATGCTGATGCACCGCGGCACAGAATTCAGAGTCGCCGGCGATATTAAATCTTTCGTCGATGTTTTCATCTATTTCCTGCGCCGTTAACGGACGTTTATACTCCTCCGGAAGGGCCTCCAATTTCGCTAATGCCTCTTCTGCTGACACCCTGAATACCCGGTTAAATATCATGGATCCCGCGGAAAAAGCGCCCCGCAAGAGCAGATCTTCCGGCAGCTCATTTAAGCTTTCAGTTACCAGCGTCTTCGCATAGTTATCTTCACGATATAATCGCGTGCCCGTTATTGCCGCTGAGATGCCCCAGCCAGCCAGCGGCGAAATGGACAAGGTTAGCCTGACCCCGGCTCTGGAAAGCTGATTCCTGATAAACTGCGCTTTATGCCCCCCAGCCGGCCCCTGACCAAATCTGACCCCGCGATCCATGTCTTTCAGCCCCTTGTACAGGGCATGGCCGGTTCTGATGCTGCGCATAACAATACGCCCCGACAGAGACAGGGGACCGGAGACCAGTTCAAAACCTTGGCTGAGGGCGGCAGAAATGGCCCCGCTGACCACACGCTTCTGCGCCCAGTGCCTGAAATCGTCCTCCAGGCTGCGGCTATCCGCCAAAATATCTTCCGGCGTCGGGGGATACGTTGTCGTTCCCATCGCCGCATGCTGTAATTCCCGCGCCAGCCTCATGCGGAAGACTTTCGCTTCCGGGTCTGTTTTTTTTCTGAACACAAAGGGATGTTTTTCCACGACACCGAGCAGAGCGCGATCGAAGTCTGCGCCGGCCGCAGCAATGTCTTCCGACATCGTCTCTCGCAGATAGTCCTGCTTTAACGCCTCCGCCCATTCCGCCATCCCGCGCGCAAGCATCCCGGCACGGGAGTAATATCCAGGGCTGTCTCCGGTGACAGTCGCCATCTTCACGCCGATCCTCTTTTTAACCCGATCCAGCTCCTGCAGCCAGTCGCGTATCCTTTTGTGAAGATCAGCTCCCCCCATATGCCCGTGCCCGGCAAGGCGCAGCACTGAGGTGTTAATTTCACGCGCAATCTTCGAAAATTTGTCGATCGCTGTGGTTATCATTTTTTCAAACTGCCTGATTCCCCGCCACTCGCTTGTGTCCAGCTGCGCCTGATGCAATACCGTTGAAAGCTGGTAATACAAATCGTCAGCCCACTTTTCCTCAGCAAAGAGGGTTATAGGGGACAGCAGCATCGTTAACTTTTCCTCAGCACGTGAGATTTTTACCTGCCATCTGGCCACCTCCCGCTCCTGCTGCTGCGCCAGTAAGGTATCCAGCATGGGTAATGCACTGGCATGCGCCATCGGCGCGAGCAGGCTCTGATGCTGCTCCACCGCCTCCTGCAGCGTCCAGGCCTCCGCCGGTAACAGCTTCAGCCGCCGTTCAATCTGGTTAAGCTCCTCCAGCAACAGCAGCCCGGTTTCTTTGACCGCACCTTCAACGCCTGCAGAATACACCGCCGGCTTCAGACCCAAGCGGGGGCGGGCTTTTCCTGCCTCTTTTTGCAGCTTCAGGCCCACACTGCGGGCTAAAGTCGCGTACCCCTTGACTCTGTCACGTTGGTTCTCATGGAATTGTTTACTGAAGGCAACCGTATCCTCCCACAGGTCCGTCCCGACCCCGGGGCTTTCCTCCTGTTCAGGTCGCAGCGCTTCGGCCTGCTGGCGGAGCGTCTCAGCCACCTTTTCCAGGTCCTCACACGGGGTACGTATGGCAAAGGAAATACTGTCAATAAGCGAAAGCACCCGGCGGGCAGAGGGTCGGGAAGGGTCGTGCAGGGCATCAAGATTCCCCCGTGCATATTTTCTGGAACGACTAGCTACCTCATGCAGCTGGTCAGCAGTGCTGTCCAGATAGCCTGCCAGTCTTCTTCGTATCAGCCGGTCTTCAGCCAGCAGCGAGGCGGTAATTTTTTTAAATCCGGAATGTGACATCATATGGTCATTTGACTCGTCGTGCAGCTGGCCCCCCGCTTCGGTTCGGGTGCTAATGTGTCCCTTATCACTGACCGTCAGCAGGGTATCGGCCGGGAGTGTTTTTTGTGCTTCATCGGCAAGGGCGAGCAGTTGCTGACTGACCACGTTATTCTCCGCCGCGACGCGGCCGTTGACCGTTCCGGCAATGTCCAGCGCCTCCAAGGCGAGGCAGAGAGTCGTGGTCATCGTGTTGACCTTACCCAGGTGCTGCTGTAATTCAGGCGAAATCTCCGACGGCAGCGCCAGCGTAGTTATCTTGTGCAGGAATTCCTTTGCGTCACTGATGATAAGCTGCGAGCCCGCCTCAGGGGTGTGCGCGTGCAATATCCCCTCCAGCCGGCTGAGCGCGTCGCGGTCCAGCCCGTTGAGATTATAGCCAAATCGCAGATATTCTTTAAATTCCGGCTCTTTTTCCCAGAAGATATTTTCAATAATATCTTCCAGCGCCACTCCCCTTTGCAGATAGGATGCAAAACTTATTTTCCCGGCCTTACCAGATGGAGCCTTAGTATCCCCGCCATTATTTTTTTCAGCTAAAATTAACGGCATGTCAGCTAGTGGCTGAAGTGGTTGCCCGCTATCTTCCTCCAGGATATCGTCCAGAGCACCTGATACGAGAAAATCCTTTTCCTCATGACTCATTTCTGATTCTTCTTTTATCTCTTCAAGTATTTTGGCGAATGGCATAACAATATCCTCAAGGATCAGGAGAGAGAATTAACAACAGAAAAACCGGGGGAGTAAATTAAAAAAGAGCCCAACTGGACAATTAAATTATATGTAAACCAGACCATTACTCTGCAGAGTGAATATGTTGACGACAATCCCATTAATTTCAGTTCCCGCCGTCTTATTATCACTCCAGGTTTTTAGCACAGCCTCCAGACCGCCCTGATAAACTTTGTCGACAATTCCTGAAATCCCCACGCTGATATTAATTGCCGGGCTGTCTGCATCCTCCGTCGCCTGCTGCTGGCTTTGAACCTTCAATCTCGCCAGCTTCTGCTCCCCTCCCTCTCCCAGAGCCAGGCACAGGGTCTGCCAAAGCTGGGTGTTCAGTGCAGTTAAATCCACACTGGCGGTCTGCACAATCTGACTGTTGACCGTTTTCACCAGCGTCTGCGGCAGGCTGTTGTCCAGCAGGATTGGCACGGTAATGGAGTAGACCAGCGACAGCCGTGGACGGTTGCCCAGCGCCTGCCAGAAATTACCGAGACTGTTTAAATTTTCCTGCGGCGGAATCACCCGGGCCCATGCGCCGGGAATATCTTTGAGTTCGCGGTTATTAAGCAGGGCCTGTAGCGTCAGGGTCATGATCTGGATCGCCTGATTATCCGGTTTGCTGTCCGGACCATCGCCGTCGTTACCGGTGCTTTGTGCCTCCCAGTAAGTAATCAGATAATTGCAGCTCAGGTTGACCCAGCCGGCCCGCAGCGTGCTGCTGGCAATATTCAGACGCGCAGGCTCACTCTGGCGCAGCTGCAGATCTTCATGTACGTCATACAGGAAGACGCTGACGGTGGGTGAAGACTGGGTGCTGTTAATATCGGGTAAATCGAAACGGATATCGATGCCTCCTGCGGAATCAGGATCGAGATACTGCTGTAGCACAGTAAGAAGGGCTTTATTGACGTCAACAATGGCCGTGGCTGAGGTAACAATCGCAGACATATAAACCTCGTTCTGAAGTGAAAGATTCGTGTCAAAGGGGAAGACGGCCGATTTTGCCCAACTCGCGGCCGATGGCGTGTTCAATATGACGCTGATAAATCTGTTTGCTTTTCTCTTCTGCGGCCAGAACTGCCGACAGCAGCGCCACGTTGCGGATACTGGCACCGGTCAGCTCGTTGCGTGCGGCAAGGGCGGTGAAATCGACATCCCTTGCAAGCTTCAGGCTGGCAGGCCAGATCGCCCGCCACATCTGCGCGCGCAGGTCGGCATCCGGCCAGGTAAAACGGGTAATAAAGGTAAAACGACGGTTAAAGGCGCTGTCGAGGTGGTTACGGTTATTGGTCGCCAGGATAACCAGCCCAGGGTAATTTTCTAAGCGCTGCAGCAGATAAGAGACTTCGATATTGGCGTGGCGGTCGTGGGCATCTTTAGTTTCACTGCGCTTGCCAAACAGCGCATCGGCTTCATCAAAGAACAGCACACCGCTGTCTGCCTGCGCCAGGTCAAAGATACGCGCCAGATTTTTTTCCGTTTCACCGACGTATTTATTGACAACCGTGGAGAGGTCCACCTTAATCAAATCGACTCCAAGATGCTGTGCCAGTACCTCAGCCGCCAGGGTTTTTCCGGTACCGGAATCCCCGTAAAAAAGGGCGCTGACGCCGGTTTTTCCGGCGGTTTTGTGGCTGAAGTGCTTTCCGGTCACGCTTTCCCGCAGGCGAATTACCGCCAGGATTTCCGCCAGCTGTTTTTGCAATACGGGTGAGACAATAAGGTCATCAAAGGTACGGACGGGCGTAACACGTCGGGCCAGTTTGCCGAAATTTTTACGCGTGCGCCGGGACAGCGTCTGGCGTATATCTTCAGGACTTAACAGCGCGTCCGCGTTTCTTAACTGACGGTAGTAATCAGCCTCCTGCATTATCCGCCTGATATCCGCCGGATCGAAGGCGTAACGCTGTACCAGACGTTGCAGTGCCCGTTTCTCTGCGGCTACAGGCTGATGCGGCCATACACTCTGCAACAATGCCGCTTTTTCTTTGCTTGTCGGTTGGGGCATCGCCAGATGGATGCAGCTTAACCCGTCAAAAATGGGCACAACGGAGTCGGCGTCAGCCAGCATAATCAGGGGTAACCGGACCTGCGGCAACAGGCGTTCCAGAGTACGGATCCAGCCTGGCTTCGCGCCCGCAGCCGCCGTCTCTTTTTCCAGCATCAGGGCGACATCGTCCAGTAGGGCATCGCGGACAATCTCACATACCGCCTGCTGTTGCTGTGCCTCCGTCAGGCTCGCCAGCGCATCCGTATCGACACATAACAGCCCGCGTTGATAATCGGTAAAAATGGCCGCCAGAGCCCACTCGCGCCCGTCCTGTTCATGTCCTTCCAGAACCACCACGGGCGGTGTTTTATCACCAGAAAGGCATAGGCGAAAAATGCTTTCGACAAGGGTTACCGGATACCCGGCGGTATCATCGTTGATGGCTTTGCGGACCCAAGAATAGCGCGCGGCTGCCGGCTGCTGGTTACCGCACAAAAAATGCCAGATTGCCTCACTGGCAACATACTCCGGTGGCCCTTTGCGGTTGCCAGCAGGCATGACCTCAGACAGTAACTGAAACTGAAACAGCGGCGAAGCGGGATGCAGCGCCGACTGCAGCAGACGGTAGTCAGTTGGCGAGGCACAAAGCAGTCTGGATACTAGGCTTCGGGTTACACCCTCTCCTGGCCTGGAGTTAATCAGCTGACTGTAATGCTGGCTCAGCCGGGGCAACAGAGAGAGCAGCAGCAGATCGCGTTCCCCGGAGGTTAAATCAAAGGCTCCGATTAAAAAACGCAACCTCCTGTTGAGCACTTCCTCCGTATCAGGTAAGTACATCCCCGGCAATCCCAGCCAGTAGGGGCTGCCCTCGGGCATTGCAAGGCGACGGGTTATCTCATCCTGCGGCAGAAAATAGATCTCCATGCCAGGGGGCGGCTCTCCCATTCGCTGCAGATAATCCTGCTGAAAAAGCAGGTCTGTTCGTTCTAGGCAGCGATAAAAATCATCTTCGTCACCGCCCTCTCTGTTTGCTGAAAAAACAGCTTGCTGCGGAGATAATGTCATAGGTTATCCTGTCAGTTGAGGAAGCGGCCAGATAAGGGATAGGGGCTGTTCAAGCCAGGGGAGCGATATCAGGGTCAGCGGCCAGGGTAAATCGCCCAGCAGATAATCAAAAGGCTCAGGCTGCACCCTAATCTGCGGCGGCAGCGTTTCAGGAACGATCTCACCGGAACGCTGAAGAAACAGCGCTCTGATATCGTTAGCGCCTAACTTTTGCCCACCCGGCAACTGCTGACTGACCGCCGTCAGCCAGTCGTCGATCATCTGACGTTGAGAGGCCGTCAGGGATAACCGCGTCGGCAGGGTCGTATCGGCAGGGACGCCGCATAGCAGACAGTTTACCGACAGTCGTTCAGCAGCCGGTGGCGTTTCAGCCTCTGCCCAGACAAGCCAGTCAAGACTCAGCGCCGCCAGTTCACGGGCGCTGTCGCAGGCAAATTTCCCGTCCTGACAGAATTCCAGCAGGGAGAATAGCTGTGGCAGTAGCGGCCAGAGGATCACAATACCGGCATTGCTAAGCGGATAAGCGAGCGGTGACGGCTCCTCGGTATCTTGTAAGTGTTGCCGATCGAATCGTTGTAAAAGCGGCCTGAAACGGGCATCTATCTCCAGGGCGGTGGATCTGCCTGCATTCCGACTTAAGGTATCCCGTACCACCTTCTTCTGCCATAGCGGTAATAGCCAGTGACAGGCAGCTTCATGCTGCTGGCCTGACTGCACATACAGCATCAGTTGAACAACCAGCTCAGGGAAAATCTCCCCGTTGGCAATCGCCTCTGCCCAGTTATTTATCTGCCAGGACGTCGGATGATGACTCGTCAGGAACCGCAGACCCTGAGCGTTATTCAGCAGATAGCCAGTTGCCGCCAGTGCCAGGCGGCCGGGAGTGGCCCGGCGGTAAAACTGCGCCGGGATTTGTAAGCGGTCTATTACGGCCAGCCATTGCCTGAGCAACAGCATTTGCTGTTGTTTACTCCGGTGCGCCAGAACGGATTGCGGCCCCGCCGGTTGCAGGCAGCTAATGGCCTGGGAGAATAGCTCCGGTTCCTCAGACTGTGAAAATACACTTGCCGGATGGCTCTCAGACCGCAGTCCTTCCGGCTGAAGAGGGATGTTTTTACTTTCCTGCAAAAGAGAGTATGCAAAAGCCTGAGCCAGCCGGTGGTTGAATTGGATTTCAAACTTGGTTGCCGGTATTATCCCCAAATCAAGCACCATCTCACGAATGCTGAGCCGTTCAGGAAAATTTACATCCTGTAAAGTTTTATCAAAAACATCTTTCAAATTACCCGCACTTAACAAGGGTGAATGTAACAGACGTTGACCAGTTAAGCGAAAATTTGTTTTCACCTGACAACAGGAAATATTGATATAAATAGCGTTCTCACTGATTATATAATCTTGGTTCGTCATTAAAAAATACCTTATTGGGTAAATTATGACCCACTTTTTTCCTGCCTGGTAAAAATTAACACAATGAATAAAACGATTCACCAGGTCCGGCGTACCATTCTGACCACTGCATAATGCCCGACCAACCGGGATTGTTCATCAAGCGTCAGCACTTTGCCTGTTCTCGCATCACCCATGGCCTCACGTCTGACATTCGCCATATCCGATAAATCGGCAAAATGCTTTTGCAAGGAAATACTGCCAGCCTTAAAGCAGCTTTTAGTATATAAGCCGAGGGCAGGCTGACCGAAGTCAGTTTTTTTATGACCTGCGTTGTGCTGGTTACAGTGTTTTTTTTATATTGCAGGTTACATTTTTTCGCTTTACGTGCGTATTTTTACCTTTACTGTCAGCCATACTGATTCTTCCAATTGAATTAACTCTTTTAAACGCTGAAAAAAATGAAATCATAGCATTATGACTTCATAATAAATGCCAGAACATAATAAGGTACAGTAATATCAACACTGTGCTTATGAGTATCCTGAGTGGCTGAGGCAGTATGTGTGTGCGCCCCCCCGCCTCCTGCCGATGTGGTTGTAGCACTGCCAGAATATCCGCCATCTGTATGGCAATCAAAAGCAATATGTGTGCCTCCGGTACTTGAAGTACCCGATACGCTGTGGGAATGAGATGGCATCTCAGCGGTGGTTAACGAATGTCCGTCTACCTTCACCTTTATACTGGGTGTAACATCAGTTGTTTGAACAGAAACTATTTTAGATGTCTTGTCGCCGGACAGCGTAACGCTATTTTTAGTATTTATATCTGCCACCTTGCCGCCTAAAATAAACCTGTCAAGCAAGTTTGGCGTTTCATTGGTTCCGTCACACAATGCCCAGCCATCCGGGACTTTACTCCCTGAAAACATACTGATTAATCCTTTTGGGATGAGTTGCCGGGTGCTGTTATAGGTAAAATGTAGGTTCATCACGGAAATCGGCGTTCCAACGGTGTCTTTGGTCACGTCAGCAACATAATTCACTGACAGCATCAGCGGGCTGATGACTAAGGTACAATTGCTGTAATCGGATGCGCTGACATCAAGAGAAAAATGGATATAAAATGAATAAATAGATTTTTCCATCCTCACGTACTCAAATGGTTTATAGTCACTGCCCTTACCTATATTTTTTGCAGCGATGATACTGACAGTCGTATCGCTCTTATTTCCTGCTGAATCTATTTTAACCGCCTTAACGTTGTATGTAGTTGAAGTCCCCGTTTTGGTGGCTGTAGACTCAGTAGGACCAATGCTACTGTCCAGGGCCAACAGTGCAATTCTGTTATGCATATCTGAACTTCCAATATACTCATTTTCTATAATGACTGGGTTATTTGACGCCGCTGGGGATAAATCAAAACTGCGGTTGTAAACTTGAGTAAGATCCCACTGTAACCGCCCCTGACTGTCTTTCTTCAGCCCCCAGCCCGTTTCCGAATCTCCCACGGCTTGACGACCGATATTCGCCATATCAATCAAATCACCAAAGTCAGTCTGCAGGGGAATACAGCCCGCTTTAAAGCGCGCTTTCAGTGCATCTGCCGTTGGCAGTGTGCTTACTGTCAAAACTTCCCCCGTTGCTGTTTTATTCTTCGCCTGCGTCTGATTTTCTTTCGCCTGCGCGGAAACGGGTTTCTTCGTTTTAGCGGTGCTGGCGGTCGCTTTAGTTTTTCCCGTGGTGGTTTTTTTATCTTTGCTGTCAGCCATCTTTGTTTCTCCGGATATTATTAACGTTCATCAGGCAGGGTCAGATATCCTGCGGTACGTAAAACAGTTCTTCACTGAGAATGACATCGGTATGCCATTCGCTGCCGTCGCTGCCCACAACCTCCGTGCGCTGGGCGTCGGTGGCCACGCGCATCAGACCGACGCCCAACTGGGCCACGGGCAGGTGGCCCAGCGTCAGCATCTGCATAATAGCAAAGGCATCATCGCCCAGCGGGCTGCCGTTGTTCTGCCAGCGCTTATAGGTGGCAGCAAAGTTCCTGAACTGTGAGTCACTCAGCCAGTGGTTAATCAGCGATACGTGTGCGGGAAACTCCGCCATAATGGTTTGCTGAAGCCACTGGATCAGCTGCGCGGCATCGATATCACCGCTTTCGATCAGGCTGCGGTTATGGACGATGCTGACCACGAAAGAGAAGCGATCGGCAGTGGCATAGTCAGCGACGCTGAAGTTCCACTGGTAGCGCCACTCCTCTCCCGCTGCGGGAAAATCGGGCTGATCGCTGCCGGTTTTCTCAACCATAATGGTACCGGTGACCGTATCCAGCGAAACAATCGTTGCCTCAAGCTGCCAGTCATCCGGAGTGGTAATGTTGTTGCGGTTCGTTACCCCATCCGGCATGTTCAGTTGAAGGCCGGCGGGGCGAATAATAATTTTGTCACCCACTGAAACCATGGTGGGATAAGGGCTTTGATCGTTACTGGCCAGTAAGCACTGACTGCTGTTGTCCGGTTGCGTATCAGCGTAGTTCAGTCGGTAGTCCATATCCTGCAGCCAGACGTTGCTGTTTCGCCACTGCAGCTTCTTGCTCTGCCAGGCCGTCTGCAGGCGGGTTAGATCGTTCTGCAGTTGCTGGCTGTTGTCCGTACTCAGAGTAAAGGTGTCACCGCTGGTTTCGACGATCAGCAGTGGGCCCACAGACAGAGCGCTATCTCCTTCGGTGGCAACCAGTTCAATCAACTGGCCTCTGACCAGTTTGCCCGCACTGGCTTTCTGAGTGACGGTAACTTTCGTTTCCGCAACTGTAAAGTTGTCCGGTGTCTGCGCGGTGCTGAAGGTGTTGTCCGGCATCAGCGGCAGTAACTGGCGATGCTCAACCAGATAGAACGGCAATTTGCCTAGGTCAGGGTTGTCGGCAAAACATTCGCTGTTCAGACCAATACGTGCCGCAATACGCTTTTGCAGGGCGGATACCTGGTCGATGCGGATATTTATGCGGTCATAGCCCAGCGACGGCTGTTGGGCCAGATAGGCACGCTGGGTGGCCAGAAAATCCGCGAGGTCAAGCGTCAGCGGCCGGTCAGCACGGCTTGTACCAAAATATCCCAGCAGGTACTGCACAAAATCCAGTTCCCGCGAGAAATTCAGTGAATTCAGCGTGCCGTCTGTCGCAAAAATGGCCGCGTCCTGCTGCTGAAAGGCAGTCAGTCCATCGGCATAGAGCTGATGCACCTGCTGACTGATGGAACCGGTAGCATAAGGCCAGAGGGTGCCCCGGATGATGTTGTTTTGCTCTCTGCCGCTGAACGCCAGCAGCTGTGGCAGAGCGGTCAGTTCTGCACCGCCATCGGCCAGTTGCTGGTCGGCGGTCAGCAGAAACTGATGCAGTTTCCGCACGCCGTTATCAATCACCTCATCAGGTGACTGCAGCTGGTAACATTCTGGCAGGCGGGTAGCGACCGGCGTATATGCGGACAAATCGCGCAGTTTTCCTGCCGGCATCACCACCGGCTGAGTCTGGATTAATGCCTCAGAGGAAAGGCAGGCGGCCATTCCATCGCGGCTCGGTCGCTGATAAATTCCGCCTTTAGCAATCAGTATTAACGGGCTGTCTGCCGACGCCAGCACAGTCAGCGGGTCATCACCCCACAGTCTGGGATAATAGCCGGAGTCTACCTGCCACGACCATGCGTCCCCCGCCACGGCCTTCATCTGTGCAGGCAGCGTGCCCGCAGTAAACCCACTGATATTCTCCACGCCGGCGATCGCCAGCAGACGATTGAACAATTGGCTGAGATTAAGCGTGATGCCGTCTGCAGAGATCAGCGGAGCCTGGTCAGGCTGCCAACCATGCTGCAGATACGGTCCGGTAAAGATTTCTTCACTACTGAAGCCCGCGTTGCGCATCTCTTCTGTGGTTTGTCGCGTGCCCGCGGGCAGCAGCAGGGCTTCAGTCGTCTGATAAATCTCCGCCACTACCCGGTTAAGATCGCTGACGTCGCTACTCAGCCCAATGGTCAGTTGTGGACTGAAGGTGACCGGCTGCAGCCAGGTCACACGGGAAAAAGCTTCTCCCAGATTGCGATGGCTGGTGAGAAAATTAGCCAGATATTGGTCCACCTCCGCCCTGTCTACCGCTGACAAGGCCTGAGTAAAGCGGCTGGGTAAAACAGACAGCCAGTTGTTACCGCGAAAAACGATCTGTTTTGCACCGGTCGTCTCTTCCGGCTGAGTGAAGGTGTAATGCCTTTTTTCCGGGTCATACCACCAGTTAAAGCGGCTGGCTTCAGGCTCTCTGCTAAGACAGGCGTCACGCAGCAGAAAATCCGCTTGCTCGGCGGCCAGTGGGATATCGCTGCTGTGCAGATCGCGCAGTGCGCGGCGGTAATCCTCCGCCGTAATGGTATTGCAGGTGAGTACGTTTTGTGGCCCAAATTCGGCAGGAAACAGGGAGTCTTCCGCTTCGCGGGTCAGCAGGTCGTTCAGCGACAGAGAGGTCCGGTAGCTGAGATCGGAACAGTTCCACGTCACGGCCTGCAGCAGGGTCATCCCGGGGTCATGGTCATCGGTGTCGGTCCAGATATCGCCGCTCAGCGTGGCAATAGCATCTGCCACCTGCTGCCAGAGTGCATCAAACGTGATAGCGTCTTTTACCTGCAAAAACAGCGCATTTTCTTTTGACATAGCGTTCTCCATTCAGGTTAATCGCTGTCTGGCAAGGGGATCAGAATAAGCACTTCATTTTCACCTGCGGTGACGGTTTGTTGCACGGCATTACCGCCCTCTCGCGTCAGCGTCAGGGAAACCACACGCTCTACCAGCGGGGATTTCTGAAGCGTGGCCAGTAACTGGTAATAATCCACCCGGTTCCCGGGCGTCACCGCCGTCAGCTGGTCCTCACCCCATGGCATATACTGCTGCTGTAACCAGCCGGTCAGCTGAGCATAACCATAGTCAGGGCCCACACCGCTGATAAAAATCGCCCGGTAACGGGCCGTCACGTCTGTATAGGTCGGATTGACCAGTTCCGGGCTTGCCCAGAGGTCGGTATACTGCTTCAGCCACTCACTCATAGCAGTCAGACGTCCTGCACTTAATGTTGGGCGCAGCACATCATCATTATCGCGGTAGCCGCTGTTGGGGATCGCCAGCAGGGTCTGCACTTCCAGCGCAGGAATATGATTAAGTTTTTCTACGTCAGGAAACTGGACATCAAAGAGCTGAGGGTAATTATCCATCAGCATGCTGCGCATATTGCCCCAGCTGATTGCCCGCTTGCGGTGTGCAATCCGGGTGGCCGCCCGCTGCATCAGCGCCTGTTCCGTTTCACGCGCCCGGCCGCCCGTGGAGGACAGCGGCTGGCTGACCAAGCTGATGGCCGCCACCGGGATAACCAGCTGGCTGATACTGTTGGCCGCCAGTCCCTGACTGAAATGGCTGTCGTCCACGTTGCTGTCGTCGCTGAGCGTGGCGGTCACAGCGCCAGGCACCAACGCCTTCAGCTTTGGAAGGCCGTCAGCAACATAGGGCTGGCCCCCGGTCGGGGTGGCTTTTATCCAGTAAACCTCTTCAGATAGCTGCGTAAGATCACAACCGGTAACCGCATCTTCCGGCAGCAGCACGCGCCAGAGGCCGCTGGCAGAGAGTCTGTCAGTTCCATCCTGTAGTCCGGCCTCCACGGCCACCCAGGTTCCCTGTTTATTCCAGGCGAACCAGCTGAGATCCACCGGTGAAGGCGCGTCCAGCGACCAGTAAAGCGACAGGGTGTCTCCGGGATTAACCCCGCTGAAACCCAGATACAGTGCCTCGCGGGTGGTGTCGGCCCGTAAACGGGAAAAGGCATTTACCAGCGTGCCGGCGGAAAAGGCAGACTGAAAACGGGTGTCAATGCGGCTGACCTGCGGGATCCAGGGCACATTTTTACCGGTCGGTGCCTGCTGCCAGGCCTGCTGAAGAAAATCCGGACTACCAAGTTCCACCCTGATGTTGTATCCGCTAGCGGCGTCAGGATCTGTCGGCAACGTGATGTAAAGGGGTTCACCCTGCGGAATGCCCGTTCCGGAGAACAGCGGCTGTGCATCGCCCTGCGCCTCTGACCCGCTGTCAGTGAGCAGGTAAATCTGCGCGTTAAAAACACTGTTATCTGCCGGTACCTGAGGATAATCCGCATACCACTGAGCAAAGCTTTGTTGAGGCAGATCACGCCATTGTGGCCGGATGGTCAGTGTCCCCCCAGTTTGTGAAAATGCTAGGGGCAGGATCAGTTCAAAGGTATTTCCGGACCGGGGCGTCACGCCGAACGGATAGCTGAAGCTGGTGAGATGACCCTGTCCGTCCTGCGCTCGGTAACGGATATCCTGACAGTTAATAAGCGTAGCGGTAAACGACTCAGGAGGTGAAAACTGTTGTGCCAGCGGGAGCTGCACCATCAGCTGCGTTTTTTTCCACGCCTGCGGCCAATCCTTTCTCGCGTTCTGCCGGGTGTCAGATGAGAGGAAATAACTCGCCGGACCGTCAGATGAGCGGGTGTTTTGCAGCATAAGTGCGTCGGCATTACCGGCCAGTGACAGCCGCATCCCGCTACTTTCTCCGGCAGTCATCGTGGTCTCCACCAGCAGGTCGCCCTGCAGGCTGGCCAGCGGCAGATCGAGCAATACCGTCTGCTGCAGCACAGTTTCATTATCGGTGGCACTGAACAGCCTGATCCCGTCATCAGGCAGGCTGACGTTATTCTCTTCATCCACTACAGTACAGAGCAGCCAGTCACCGTCCGGACTGGCGGGGTCCTTCAACCGGGTCCAGCACAGCTGGCTGAGCAACTGCCCACTGATGAGCAGATTATCATCCGTCAGATAGGTAAGATTGTTGCCCGCATCGTCCTGCCCTCCATTCAGCGCCGTTCCGGCCGGCAAAAGATACTGTGCCATGTTTCGCGCCAGGGTAAAGCTGACTACCACGCTGTCCGGCAGGGGGGGGGGGCGCGTAAACCCCAGTAAATCATGGTAGTAAAGGGTGCGGTGCCGGGCTGGCAGGGTGTTCAGTAACTTCGCAGGCGTTTCCAGCAGTTGCAGCAGCGCCAGTAAAAAAGCCTGCTGCACCGGCAGTGATTTTTCCGCCAGTGCGCCTTCCTGATAAATTGCCGCCAACTGTCCCGCCGTGCGCTCAGCCAGCCAGAACTTATCCCAACTGGCGTCTTCATTACTGGCAAAAGGAATAAGGGCTGCATACTGTGCGATATTTTGCAGCCGTTGCTCAGGCGTCCGCTGTTCCAGCAGAAAATCACTTTCTGCAGTATCGCTGGTCAGCTTACTTTTCAGTGTTTCCAGGTCTGACATCATATTCTTTACCCAATGACGGATGATGGAGCAGACACACTCTGCTGAGACAAAGTGCGCGGGATCCAGATTGCGGAATGCATGTTATCCCGCCGTGACAAAAGACTGGCTGTGCGTAAAGGTCCCGGTACCAGAAGCGGGTACCGGCACGTCAGGATTGCCGTTGGCCGGATTAACGGCGGGTGAGTCCGCCATGAACAGGGCGGTGAAGCTGCTGCCCTCGACGATGACCGGCGTCTGCGCGGTGGCGAAAAGGGCCTGCTGGTCTGCGGCCAGATTGCTGATGGTAATCGTGCCTTTTCCCGGCGTGGTGTAAACACCCTTAATGTAGGTTGCAGCTACGGATACCTTTTTTTCATCGCCCACAATGCAAATTTGTTTATCACCGATGCTGGCCTCTCCGCTGCCGCTGATTTGCCGTGCGCCAGTTGGCGTGACGGTACATTCGCCAAACTGAATGGAAAACTGCATCAGGTCACTGTCGACAATCACTCTGTTACTCATAACAACCTCAGCGTCTGGCCTGCATTGAGATCCAGCGTCCCGTCAATCACCTCGGTAATGTCGCTCCCTGAGAAATAAACGGTGATGCTCACCCGCAAACGACCGGCTTCGTTTTGTGCCGGCTGAATAACCACCTCTTTCAGCACAACCCGTGGCTCATAACGCAATATCGTTTCATCAATCCGGGTCTGTATCTTCGCCAGCAGCTCGTCCGTAATATTCTCAAACAGAAAATCGTTCATGCCGGCTCCCCAGCTTTCACGCATGATGCGCTCACCGGTCTGGGTCAGAAACAGCACCTGCAGACTCTGCAGTACGGCGTCAGTCCCCTCTGCCATCATCACGCCGGTCTCAGGAGAGAACTGCGGCGGAAAGGCCCAGCACCGCCCCAGCATGTTTATCAACGTATCGTCACTCATAGGTGCTCCGGTTCAGGTTATTTTTTTCATGCTGATACTGTTGCTGGTTATCGCCACTTGGTTGTCCGCACTGAGCGACAGGGTATCGCTAGCCTGATAACTGACTGATTTGGCGCTGAAGTTCATGACTTCCGGGGTGTTCAACTGAATGTCATGATCCGCCGTCAGGGAGAAAGTGGTTTGACCCGCAGACAACGTGAGAGTTTTCTCTGCCGTGTTCATCATCAACTGGCCGGTGTAATCATCCTTACTGACGACCAGCCCCTTGAGATTATTTTTTCCGTCAGGTGAAAAAGGTGCGCTATTTTTAGGGTTATGCAGCGAATCCAGAATAACCGGATAACGCGGGTCGCTCTCAATAAAACCCACAACCACTTCATCGCCAGGTTCAGGGTAAAAGCAGAATCCGCTGTCTTTGCTAGCCCAAGGTTTCCCTTGGCGGGCAAAGAGATATTCGCCCGGCAGATTCAGGGCCGGCAGAGTGATCGGTATCCGATCCAGATTCTGCGGATCGGCGGCAAAATCGGCTACTGTTGCAATGTGCAGTGACTGCACGCTAGGTACCGGCTCAGGAAGAAGGCTTCCCGACATACCGACCAGCAGCTCGGTCTGCCAGCCTTCCGCCGTGGTAAAGTGCTGGTTAACGCCGGTGACAACAGCGGTACCCTCCAGCCCCGAACCAAACTTTTCCAGCTTAACGCTTTCACCGGGCTGAAAATCTCGCGTGCCTTCCAGCACCAGCCTTCCCTGCACTGCCGTCAGCTGCTGATGGTTCATCCAGGCCTGAGAATAGGTGCTCAGCATGGTTTCCGGCAGGCAGCTGAACGCCAGCTGATAATCCTGCGATTTCTGTGATGCAAAAGGCGCTGAAGTACTGTCAGGCCTCCAGGGGTGGAAATTTTCCGGCCCCTGTTTCTGTGCGGCGCTGAGCTGCTGCTGCGCAATATCCCATCCCTGCAGGGAAAGGCTGTCAGAGGTAAAACGGTTATCAAAAATTAAATCGATTTCATACAGGCTGTAACCACCACTGTCTGCGTGGCGTTCAAGCCGGTGGGATACCACCGCCGGTTCTGCCAGTGGCGCAATGGTCACGGTGTTACCGGTGACGTCGGGGATCAACCAGCAGTTGCAGGCAAATAACCGGCTGAGCATAAACTGCCAGTTACTGACCCGGAACTGCACCATCTGATCGTGACGGGTGGTAAGTTGCGGAGCGGGCATCCGGCCCAAGGTGGTCCCGGCATCCTGTAAGAGAGCGCTGAATATGGTGCTGTCATCCTGCTGGCGAAATATCCGGCTGCGGGGCAAGAATGTCAACGTCTGCAGGAAATGGCGTGCTTCCAGCCGCAACGACCACTGCTTACCGCGTAAAAAGACGCGCTTACGCACCAGATAACCACTGAACAGCACGGTCTTATCCAGTAAAATTTCCACTGCTGAACCAACAGTAATCTGCCCTGCCACGCTGCCGGACAGCACATCACCGGTCTCATTGTTGTCAGCGGGTACCTGTAAATCCAGATGGGCGGAGGGGATCGCATTAATCTGTTGCAGGACCCTCAGCCGGATGACCGCCAGAGAACATGCTTGCCCGGCGATTTTAAGCACGATATTATTCATGCACCGTTCCCTTTAATCGCCTGTAATACGCTGCCTGGCTTGAAATCATCTAGATTGTCCAGATCGTTATCCCAGGCCAGCATCAGGCAGTCGACGCTGTCAGCCAGGGTACTGCCGGCGCTGAGCGCCAGTTGAGGCAGTGACGCTAAATCCGGCACGCTGACCAGCGCTTTTGTGGGGGCCAGCTGGCTTTTCTCCGTCTGCTGTATGACGAAACTTTCATCCGCAACCAGGCCAAGATGTACAGAGGCGCGCAGCGGGGTTGCATCGCGATCGAACAACGTATAGTTTACGGACAGCTGACTGGCCCGCCCGGCAAACCAGCCTTTATTTTCCCAGCGCATTTTGCCCCAAGTGATACGTAAAAAATGGGGGGAATCGGTGGTGGCATCCACGGCACAGAGGGATTTCAGCATTGCCAGTTGGGTTTCCACCGGGAGGGTATTTCCCGGCATCTGGCTGTCAAACAACAGATCGAGAACCAGGCCCACCGGTTCTGAGATGACATAGCTGTTACTCTGCGAGGCTTTATTGATACTGTCTTCTGTTCTGTAGCGCGTCTGATAGTCCAGCCGGATGTTCTCCGGGTTATACAACACGCTCATACTGCCCGTCGGTATTTTCCCTTCCCGGTCTTTCCAGGCGCTGATGGTCAGCTTTGCCAGACCCCGCTCCAGCAGACTCACAACTGCCCCCTTTCCAGAAGATGTTCCAGAATTTCCCGTTTCAGTTTTTCCAGCAGCCGCTGTTCATACCATGAATCAGAAGCCGGACAAGCAGTTGCTGACCCTGGTTGCTCATATTCAGTGACCTGAACCTGAACGATCAGTTCGCGGATCTCAATAGTCATAGTTTTGTCCCCAGTATGCGCATATCCTGATAGCGGAGTTCGAGAGAGTTAATCAGTACGTTATTACTGTCGGCATCCAGATCGCCGACCTGCCAGCGAACCGGTAACGCATGACTCAGCGTCCAGGTGGTCACCGGCAGGGCCGACTCATTCAGCAGCAGGATCACCACGTTTGCCCACAGGGTGCTCTCCCTACGCAGCACCCGGTCAAACTGGGTGGTCAGCAGCGACGCATTCATCACTCCCCGCTCCAGCATCAGACTGCCGTGGCTGACCTTCTCTGCCAACCAGAGATTACGGGCGTTTTCCCCCCCTTCCCGCACCTGGCTCACTTCCAGCTCCCGCGACAGGCCGGACACGCGCTGAAAGGCAATATCCAGCGGTGACGGAATAGTGTTGAACAGGAAATTAACCACAAAGCGGTGTGCAACCGCCGGTATATCCGCCATCATCAGCTCCCGTTTTCCACCGTTGCGGTATGAGTCCGCGCATCCAGCGTCAGCTGGATGGCGATAAATTCAGCCGGAGCCAGCAGCGCCAGCTGAACGAGCAGGATCATTTTCCCGGCACGGATATCATCTGCGCTCATGGTGTCATCCAGCCCGATGCTTAAGGTAAATGCCTCTTCTTCCGTGGTGCCATAAAACGCACCTGCCAGCCACTGCTGGCGCAGCCACGTCCAGACCTGCCCCTTTAGCTTCATCCAGGTCTGCGCATTATTCGGTTCGAACAGATAGTGCCGGGCCAGCCTGCTCAGCTGTGCTTCCACACTGTTGGCCAGCAAGCGGGTCTGGATGTAGCGCCAGGGAGAACTCTCATCATTCAGCAGCGTACGGCAACCCCACAGACGAACGCCCCTGCCGGCAAAGCTGCGGATGAGATTGCCGTAAACGCCCTGCTGATTTAGCAGTGACGGTGACAGCAGGATATTTTGGACCGGCTTCAGGGTATTCTTCAGCGCAATATTTGCAGGTGCCTTCCATACGCCGTTCTCTGCAGCGTTGTTCTGTATGACAGCCGCCACGGCTGGCAGAGGCGATAACACTAAAAATGAGGACTTAACGATAACAATCTCATCTCCGTTCCCGTCATCCTCAGTAATGCTCGTTTGCACCCAATAGCTGCTCTGTAACCTGGGCCACCAGGCCGCCGCGTTCTGACTCAGATCGGTTGAAAAAAATCGTTTTGTCAGCGTAATGGCCTGCTCCGGCGCTTCCGGTAACTCTAGCAGGGCAAAGCGCTGTTGTCCCTGAGGGCAAAGCTGAAGCAGCGCCTGCCATCCCTGGTACCAGAGGTCAGCCATAATAAAGTCTGTTACGTCACTCAGATCATTAAAGTCGCTCATCTCCGGCACCAGCAGCAGACCGGAAAGGCGGTTCGCCGCCACGACCTCTAGCAAATCGGTACTCTGCAACGCTGCAATCAGTGCCTGCAACCTGGTGAGATCGCTGTCTGCCGTGGACTGTCCCAGCGAGCAGACATAACAGTAACGACCACCATTGTCGAAAAAATGTCGTAGCCCGAAAGCCAGCGTGCCGCTGCTGCCAAACAGCGAAACAGCCTGCGCCAGAGAGGTGACGCTGACCGGTTGCATAATGGTGACGCTATCTGCTGTCGTCATGCTGTAACCGATGAACAGCGGTGTGGTGACCGCGTCATCCACAGGTACTGAAGTTAACAGGGTTTCATCAAATGAAACACCAGGATTCACCAGAGCCATTGGGGTATCCTTTTTTAAGGGAAAGCGTGCAATCCGGTTACTGCGTCATATCCTGAGTAAACTGCAGGACTATAAATTCAGCCGGTCGCACGGCCGCCATTCCCACCTGAACAATCATTTTTCCCTGATTGATATATTCCTGCGTCATGGTGATATCTTTGCCGATACGCACGAAATAAGCCTCTTCAGCCTTGTTTCCGGCCAGTCCCCCCTGTTGCCACAAGCTGTAGAGGTAGTGTTCGATGGCGGCCTGCACCCGCTTCCAGGTCAGTTGGTTATTAGGTTCAAAGACCATCGGACGCAGGGCCTTTTTGATGTCACGCTCGGCGGCATCAAACAGACGACGGACCGGAATATACCGCCAGTTGTCTTCGTCCTGTTGCGTGCGGGCCCCCCAGACCACCACGCCCCGGCCACTGAAATAGCGGATAACATTCACGCCAGCCTCATTCATGGTGCCCTGCGCATCATCAGTTACCCGGACGCTGACATCATTTATGCCGTTCAGGACCACATTCGCCGGAGCTTTCCAGACGCCCCGCTCACGGTCGACTTTACAGTAAACGCCAGCCATCAGCACGGACGGACTCACGCTCAGGGATGCTGGTATGGCGTCTTGGAGCGCTAAAGTGACCTTAGCGGCCAGGTCAGCATCAACACTTTTTAATTCCGCCAGCGTGGAGGCTGATTTATTGTTGTCGGCATTTTTGTAACCCGTGATGGCCACACTGGCGTCTTCCAGCGTCAGTGAAGAGGATACGTTAAGAGCCGGATAATAGACCGCAATATGGGAGGAGCTGCTCAGACCGGAAGGCACTTTGCCATCCTGGCTGTCGGCCAGCAAAAAGTAGCCTTTAGCCTGCTCCAGCGAAGCCATCAGGGCACCGTAAACGGCAGTCTGGTAGGCCGCTTCCTTTTCGGGCACTGCAAACAGGGTAATCTCACCCGCTTCATCAGCCAGACCGGGCAGGGCTGTCAGTTGAGCTTTTCCCTCGTCGCTGCTGATATCATCCAGCGGGAAGATATAACAGGCACCGCCACCGTTCTGGAAATAGAGCTGCAGGGCGATTGCAGCTGTGGCAAAAGTGACTTCGGTGGACTTGATATCATAAGTATATGGATCCGATGTGGTTGTGGAGGCTATTTCTACGCTGGCTGATTCTGTAGACGTTGCGGAAAATTTCTGACAGAAATCCAGCCAGCTACTGATGCGGGTTATCGCAACGGAAGAACTGCCGTTGAGCGGCAAGAAGCGGCCAACAAACAGGGGGACCGCTGTCGCGCTCTGACTGACAGAAATAGCCGGAGATGCATCTTCTTCAATATAAATTCCGGGTACAGTGGTTACAGTAGGCATAAATATTCCTTCGAACATGAGATGAGTTATTGAGCAATATTTTGACTGAACTGCAGAAGAATAAATTCGGCAGGACGCACGGCAGCGATACCCATTTTGACAATCAATCTTCCCTCATTAATATCCTTCTCATTCATAGTGATATCCTTACCTATTTCAACAAACCAGGCTTCATCCGCTTTATTTCCCGCCAGGGCACCCTGCTGCCATAAACGGTAAAGATAGTTATCTACCGCTACCTTTACCCGCAGCCAAGTGGGCTGGCTGTTAGGTTCAAAAACCAGTTTGTTTAAGGCTTTCTGAATGTCCCGCTCCACCATGCTGAACAGGCGACGTACCGGGATATAGCGCCAGTTATTACTGTCTTCCAGTGTGCGGGCACCCCACACCACGGTACCGACGTCTGGAAAAGTCCGGATCATATTCAGCGCTTTCCCCTGATTGAAGCGCCCCTGCAGGTCATCGCTGATCGGGAACATGGGGGCGCAACCGTCAATTGCTACATTGGCCGGGGCTTTCCAGATTCCACAAGAAAGATCTGTTTTTAAAATGGCGACAGCAGCTACAACACTTGCTGGTACAGCCGAAGATGACCAGTCGACGTTCAGCCAGGGATAATATGCAGCTGCGTAGGGTGTGGACGGATAAATTTGCATGTAATCGTCAGCTGACGTTGAAGGGTTTATTTTATCCTGTGGACCGTCAAACAAACCGAAGATTAAAGTTTTTTTTTGAATGAGGGTGGTAAACTGACTATAGATATTTGCTTTTTCGGCAAGCTCTGATGACAAAACGCCTCCGGCTTCAACCAGAAGAGTAATGTCATCATATTTCAACACTTCCTCAGCAATTTTTTCTCGCTGAACCAAATAACATGGACCGCCGCCATTCATAAACCAGAATTTGATACTGTCATAATAATGAAAGTGACTGTCATCTTTCCCACCAATAGCAGAATAAAACTCTGCCCAATTGTTGTACCGATTTATAGCATCAGTAGGTGAACTATCTGCTGCTCGTTTATTATTAACAAATACAGGAACAGCCGTCGCTGAGTTCGTTACCGAAAAACTCAATGAGCTTAATTCACTTAAATATACACCAGGATAGCTTGTAGTCACAGCCATAATACACCCTCTTTATTTCAAAATTATTTTTGACTTGAATCAGGCAAGAACTGGTACAAAAAAAGTGATTCATAGCATCCAGCCCAAATTGAAGCATGCTACCGCCCCTGACTTACACCAGCAGATAAAAAATAAATACAGTCAGAATTATTTATTGTCAAAAATTATGCAAATAACATCATATTATTGAATCAAGTTAGGGGGCATTCAACAGCTCCCAAGCCATAGAACTGTCACTGAATCTGGCAATTTTAATTTGTCAAAAGCAAAACTAGTCAACTTTTTTAAACCAGCCAGTGAGAATGTTTGGGCCACGCTTTAGCGTCAGGCCGTCTGAATACTCACGCGGTCGGCCATCAACGTGACCTGCTGAACGGCAATTTCATTACTGGTGGCATCAAAGGAAGGCGAGGTCAGCGAGGTGGGGAAAGCATTGCTCACGTTCCAGCTCATCAGTACTTCTGTACCGGCATCATTAGTCAGGCTGATCATGATATCTTTCTTGTCCACTTGATTAAGCTGAACAGAGTTAATCCAATTATAGAGGATATTCTCTCCAGGAAAGACGCCTTTACTCAGCGTGATCGTGGTTGATTGTCGCTGTCCGGGCATTTTAAACCAGCTCCCCGTGCCGTCCCGGTATTCAATGGTGTCATAATTAATATCCAGCCCGGAAGCACTGGAAAAAGGGACCTGATCATCACCCAATGTAACAATAAAACGGTAGGTAGGAATTGGATACTGTACGGAAATTTCATCAGCAGTAACGGCCATGGTGTATTCCTTATCAGTGAGTTAATAATATTGACTACAAATAGTGACGTTAAATTCTTTCCGATTGGAATAATCAGAAAAAAAGATGATTCTGATACGTGTATTAAAGCTATCTCATTCTCCACAGGGGCCATAAACCTTCTGCTAAGCCTCAAGAAATAAGGCCTTTTCTGCTTCCCGGCGCACAATCAGGCCGCTCACTTTTCTGCCGCCTGCATTAACCCAGTTCATGAACTCCATAGCCGCTCCTAAATAATCCCCGGTGTTGAGCTTTTTAAGTAACGTGGAGGTGCGCAGGTTTCCAGAACCAAGATTAAACGTAAAGGAGACCAGCGCATCAAACTGCTGCTGAGTGAGCGGGACGGTGACAAATCTGTTCACGGCAAGTTCAGATTTTTGAACGTCTCCCCGCAGAAAATCACCGGCTTGTTCCAGTGTAATAACATCACCTGTCTGAACACCGTCTGTATGCCCGTAGCCAATGGTCCAGACATGGGCGGAACATTGATAGGCTTCAAGACGCAATCCCTCAAAATGCTTTATCAGCTCAAGGCCTTTTTCACTCGCGTTCATATTCAGCCCGTTATTGAGCCAGGTATGATTTTCAGCAGGGACTATTGAAATGAAAATCAAAAATAGCCACATGCCGTATCGATTACTGGAATTTACTGGAACGCTTAATTTCTAAACTAAAGATAAATTAAAATAAACATCGCGTTTAAAAGAAATGTATTAAAGTGAAAAAAACAACAGTAAAAACATATGCTTATATTTTCTTAACAATTAGTCTTTTATATTGAAATATTTTGATTATTATTAATTTTTAACTAAAAAACTTTTTTTAAAGCGAATGATTCAGGATAAAATCCTAAAAAAACCACACCAAGTATATAAATGATCTTATTTGGAATAAATCCATTCTTGACTTGGTTTCCAGGGATGATGAATTTTAATCAATACTGATTTTTAGAAAGCTTACGCTCTGTTTGTAACCAACTGTATTTTATGTCTATTTATATAATATGAAGGTATTTGTGCTACTTTTTTGAAGTAGATAAAAAGGCACAGTTCCAACCTTCTTTAAGTCACTGCCATGGTCCGCCTCTGCATAATGGATCCGCAACTTCATGAGCCAACTCTTAACCAGAGATAGCTCACAGGATAAAATCCGTTTCAGCCCGTATGATTTCCTGGCACTGCTAACGACGCGGCAACCACTATCAGCAGTTGGATTGCTACGACAGAAAAAACGAGCATGTAGCTGAAAAGGTCCTCCTTAAACAGCATATGGCTTAACAGATAGAGGGGCTGGTCATTCCCCGGAAGCCACTACCTTATCTCTCCCAGATCATCGATCAGTGTTCGCTTTTGGTCACAGGCTGGTTGATGCCCTAAGGATGACGGAGTAACAGGTCTGCGATGCATTACAAATGAGGTTGTGGCGGCAAACGGCTGGAAAACGTTATGGTTCACACTATCAGGGGCGGACAATATTTTCTGGCGGATTATCAGAGTACTACAGCGTCATAACCAGCGTGGTGGCATGAGCGCCAGAGGCTGTTACTACGATATAACGCCTGCACAGACAGGTTTTTTCACTCGCTGGTGCTGGATGTATCTCCAGGGAGCACGTCACCAGCCAGTAAATAATGCGGGCACGATTGCAAAAATCTGGAGGTGATAAACTTATCGTCACCTTTTGCTGACGGAGCAGCACATGAACCCATTCAAATGCTGGCATTTTCAGCGTGACGTTATCCTGTGGGCGGTACGCTGGTACTGCAAATACGGTATCAGCTATCGTGAGCTGCAGGAGATGCTGGCCGAACGCGACGTCAGTGTCGATCACTCCACGATTTACCGCTGGGTTCAGCGCTATGCACCTGAAATTGAAAAACGACTGCGCTGGTACTGGCGTAATCCTTCCGATCTGAACCCATGGCACATTGACGAAACGTACGTGAAGATGAATGGCCGGTGGGCTTATCTGTATCATGCTGTCGACAACAGGGGGCGCACCGTCGATTTTTATCTCTCCCCACGTCGTAACTGCAAAGCTGCATACCGGTTCTTGGGGAAAATCCTCAACAACGTGAAGAAGTGGCAGATCCCACGATTCATTTAACACGGATAAGGCACCCACCTATGGTCGTGCGCTTGTCCTGCTCAAACGCGAAGGCCGATGCCCGCCAGACGTGGAGCACCGGCAGATTAAGGGCACTGTTGCAAAAATCTGGAGATGATAAACTCATCGTCACCTTCTGCTGACGGAGCAGCACATGAACCCATTCAAAGGCCGCCATTTTCAGCGTGACATCATCCTCTGGGCTGTGCGCTGG